ATGCCCAATCGCTTCTTCGTTGCTCGCCGCAAAAAGCCCAGTCCCTAACCCAGCCCTGAGGAGCCAGCCATGGCAGCAGCAACCCGCCACAGATCAATGACCACGAAGGGCGCGCAGCAGCTTGTCGCCTCCGCCGCCCTCAAGCTGTCGCCCACGGCCCCGCTGCGGAAGGAAGAGCAGGCAGTGTTTGACGCCATCATCAGCAGCCGCGAAAAGGAGACATTCAGCGCCTTTGATCTTCAGATCGCTACGCGGTTAGCGAAGATGGTGGTGCATATGGACCGCATCAACGTGGAGTTGGAAGCGGACGGTTATCAGGTAGAGGGGCGGCACGGCCCACGTGTCAGCCCGGCCCTGTCCGCCATGTTGCAGGTCGCGAACTCCGTGCAGGCATTGTCTCGCCAGCTTGGCCTGTCCGCATCGGCGCAAGGCGTGAGCGGCGAAAGCCAGCAAAAGCGCAACGTCGCAGCCCGGCAAGCCGAGGAGGCGATAAGCCGCGCACAGGCTTCGGATTTGCTCTAAACCATGCCGCGCACCCCAAAAACCGCAAAGGCTGCCCCCGCCCCGGCTGTCAAACCATCGCCACGGGTCGCAAAAAAGGCCCGCCAAGTCCTCAAAACGCCTAAACCTAGCCCTACCCCTACCCCCGTCCCCAAAAAACGCGCCACGGGCCGCAAAAAAGTCCTCACCCCCGCAACCGAAACGCGAGCCGACCGGGTCATCCGTTTCATTGAAACTTTTTGCATCGTTCCGGAAGGGATGCTGGTGGGGCAGCCCATCAAGCTGGCCGATTTCCAGAAGGCGTTCATCCGGGACGTGTACGACAACCCGCACGGCACGAGACATGCCATCCTGTCCACGGCACGCAAGAATGCCAAGACCGCGACCATCGCCTGTTTGCTGCTGGCACATTTGATCGGCCCCGAAAAGCAGCAAGGCAGCCAGATCATCAGTGGTGCGCTTTCTCGCGATCAGGCCGCGCTGGTGTTCAATCTGGCGTGCAAGATGCTGGACATGCAGCCCGCCTTTGAGGGGCTGTACCGCATCGTCCCGTCGGGGAAGCGGATATACGGACTGCGAATGAACGTGGAATACCGGGCATTGGCTGCCGACGGCACGACAGCCCACGGCCTGTCCCCGGTACTCTCCATCCTTGACGAGGTAGGGCAGGTTCGCGGCCCGACCACGCCGTTCTTGGATGCCATCCTGTCCGCGTCTGGTGCGCACGAAGCCCCGCTGTCTATCTTCATCTCTACACAGGCGGCATCCGATGCGGATTTTCTCAGTTTGCGCATTGACGACGCAAAGCGCAGCGGCGATCCGCATACCGTGTGCCACGTCCATGAGGCCGACAAGAACTGCGAACTGCTGGATAAGGAGCAATGGAAGAAGGCGAATCCGGCGCTCGGCCTGTTCCGCAGTGAAAAGGATCTGGAGGAGCAACTGAAACAGGCTGCTCGCTTGCCCGCCATTGAGGCCAGCGCTCGCAACCTGCTGCTCAACCAGCGCATCAGCCTTGAGTCCCTCTGGCTTGCCCCCGCCGTATGGAAGGAGAATCGCATGCTGCCCGACCTTGCACTGTTCACCGATGGACGCCCGGTTGCGATGGGCCTAGACCTGAGCCAGCGCAACGACCTGACCGCTGCCGTGCTCGCCGTAGAAGACGACGACAAGGCGCTGCACTTGCTGCCGTTCTGCTTTACACCGATGGCCGGGCTGAAGCAGCGCGAACTCCGCGACCGTGCCCCCTATACGGCATGGGTGAAGGCGGGGCATCTCATTGCAGTGCCCGGTTCCACGCTGGACTACGACTGGCTCTTCCAGTGGCTGAAGCAGCGGCTGGACGAAATGGAAATCCGCGTGGACACGGTGCAGTTCGACAGGTGGCGCATCAAGGAAGCGCAGGCGGCAGCAGAACGCGCTGGCTTTGTCGCCGGAACATGGGTTGAAGTGGGGCAGGGATACCGGGACATGGCCCCCCGCGTGGAACATTTTGAATCCATGCTGTTGCAGGGCCGCATTCGGCACGGCGATCACCCGGTGCTGAACATGGGCGCTGCGAACGCTATCGCGGTGAAAGACCCAGCGGGCAATCGCAAGCTGGAGAAGGCAAAAAGCACTCAGCGGATTGACCCGCTGGTAGCCGCCGTCATGGTGGCGTATGCCTTTACCACGCCCGAAGCGGCCTTTGACCCGGCGGCCTACATCGGCTAGAAACATTTCTTGCCTTTTGTGCTATGGTGCGCGGGTAAAGGAGGCAACTATGAAGCACATACTCGGGTACGCCACGAAAAGCGAGAACATCAATGTTGACGAAGGCGTTGAGTTCGTCATGTCGGATGCCTCGGTTGACCGCACAGAAGAACGCATTCTTCCGACCGCATGGGAAATCGCAAACTTCATGCGCAACCCCATCGCTCTCTATCAGCACATTCGGTACATCCCCATCGGCACTTGGAAGGACGTTCGCATCGAAGCGGGCAAGTTGATCGGGCGTCTCATGCCCGCTGCGAAAGGCACGTCCGCCGAAATTGACACCATTCGCGAACTGCTTCGGCAGAACATCCTTCGCGCCGTGTCAGTGGGGTTCATCCCGCTGGAAGTGGACAGCCAGCAAAACAGCAAGATCTACACGTACACGAAAGTGGAACTGCTTGAGTGTTCCCTCGTGTCCATCCCCGCGAATCAGAACGCGCTGGCACTTGCCAAGCAATACGGCGCTGATCCGCGTGAACTTTTTACGTTCTCCCCGGTGCGTGGGCAGGTGCTCAATGAAGCGCACCAGAGAGCGCTTGACCGTGCGGCAGCCGCCGTGACCAAAGCCGACAAGGCCATTACTCCCTGAAAGGAAGACGCAATGAAAACCCTGACCGAACAGATCGCCGAAGCACAGGCCGATCTCGTTGCCAAGAAAGACGCGCTGGTGGCTGCCACCAAGGCGCTGGAAGAAACGCCGGACGACGCCACGCAAGGCGCTGTCGTGGAAGCCACCACTGCGCTGGAGAAGGCCACTGACCGTCTGGCCGTGCTGAAACGCGCTGAGACCGCACTGGCTTCTCAGGCCGCCCCTGCTGCTTCTGCCCCCGGCGTCATCAAGCGCATGAACTCCAAGGATACCGACTACCTGTTCGGCAAGCTGGCGCTCGTGGAATTCGAAGCCCGCTGCAAGGGCATCCCCGCCGAGGCAGTCATCAAGAATCGCTTCGGTGAAAGCGAGGCGCTGGAAACGATGATCAAGGCAGTGCAGAATCCCGCGATGTCCAACGTCGCAGGCTACGCGCAGGAACTGACGCAGGTTGGCTATGGTCAGTTCATGGATCTGCTCCGCGAGCAGTCCATCCTCGCTCGTTCCGTCCCGCTCATGCAGCAGCATCAGTTCGCCGGCTTCGCCAGCATCAACGTGCCGTTCCGTGCCGGTGGTCCTACCGACGTGTCGGCCGCGTGGCGTGCTGAAGGCGCACCGATCCCGGTGAAGGGCATGACCTTCTCCAGCAAATCGCTGACCCCGAAGAACTTGGGCGTCATCGTTTCGGCGACTGAAGAAATGCTGTCCCGCTCCGCGATTGATCTGTCGGCCTACTTCCAGTCGGCCATCGTGGCAGATACCGCCGAGTACCTGGACGCCACCTTCGTGGATGCAACGGCAGGCAGCACGACCCGCCCGGCTGGTATCCGCAACGGTCTGGCTGGTGACGATACCCGTGCCGCTTCCGGCACTGGCACGATCCCCGACATCATCGTTGACGTGAAGGACATGGTAGGCGAACTGACGCAGAACCGCATGGGCAGCGCGAATACCCGCTGGCTGATGTCTCCCGCGAACTATCTCACTCTGCAGATGGCGATCAGCGCCACTGGTGCGCTTCAGTTCCCCAGCGTTTCGGCGAACGGCACACTGGCAGGCTACGGTATCATCTCTTCCAGCATCATGCCGGATGACATTGTTCTTCTGGTGGATTTCGCGCAACTGTCCGACGCTATCGGCGCCCCGGCGTTCCTGGCTTCGCAGGTTGCCACCATCCACGAAGAGACCGTGCCGTCCGCGCTGTCCACCGTCGGCACGCCGAACGTCGTGGCTGCCCCCATCCGTTCGCTCTTCCAGACGAATAGCTGGGCGCTCCGCATGCTGTTGGATGCGGACTGGGCCGTGATGCGTGCGCACAGTGTCCAAGAGCTGACCGCCGTTGCGTGGCAAGGCTAATCGCAGCGTTTAACCGTTTCGCAGGGGCTTCGGCCCCTGCTTTTCGAGGAGAAGGAAAATGGGACAACGTACAATCTGGGCATATGGGCCGATAGCCGCGCTGGGCAATCAGTGCGGCTTTGTTTCATGTGACATGGAACTGGCCGACGAACTGCTGAAGGCCGGGGCGGTTGAAGATCCGCGTCTCGGGGCTGCCCGCTTGACGCGTATCAATGGCAAGCCGGTTCCGCAAGAATACCTGACGACCGACATGCGTGCCGGGCGTTCTCGGGGTAAGCCGAAGGTGAATAACAGGCCCGCCCCCTCCGACGAATCAGAAGTACCTGAATCGCCCGAGCCGGGCGAAGACGATTAACGGGGTGTCCACCATGGGCCTGACAGCACGCATCAAATCGTGGTTCTCCGGAGCGGAGGGCAGCTATCGCGGCCCGGCTGTCGGCTGGTCCACGTGGGGCAACCCGTTCCCCGTATCTATGGGCGATGGTTTTCAGGCGGGGCTTACGCTGAGTTCTCCCGAGCGGGAACACGTTCCTGTCGCGTATGCTTGCGTCGTCGCCACGGCCAAGGCGCTGTCCATGTGCTACCCGCAGCATATGGTGCAGGGCAAGGACGGCAAGTACGAGAAGTCCACCACGTCGCCGGTTTCGCGGGTACTGCGCAAGCCGAACAGCTATCAAACGTGGCCGCAGTTCTTGTTCAACGTAGTGACCGAGATGCTGTTTCGTGGGGAGGCCTTCGTGCAACTGGTGCGGGACAACCGCTACGCCGTTATCGCCATGCACTTGTTGCCTCGCGGTTCTTGCATGCCGTATGTCAGTCCCGAAGACGGTTCAGTGTTCTACAGTATCGGCGAAAACCCGATGAATCCGCAGGGCATCAAGTACATGGCCCCGGCCCGGGACATCATCCACTTCCGGCAGTACACCCCCCGGCATCCGCTTATCGGCGAAACAGCGCTGACCGCTGCCGCGTTGTCGCTGGGCGTGAACGTGGCCTTGAACGCGAACCAAGCAGCATTCTTCTCACAGATGAGCCGCCCCAGCGGCATCCTGTCCACGGACACCATGCTGACCCGGGAGCAGATGCAGACTTTGCGCACGGCGTTCGAGGAGCAATCCAAAGGCCTCAGCGCGGGCAAAATCCCCATCCTTGGTGGTGGCCTCAAGTTCAGTGCCATGGGCATCAGCAGCCAAGATTCACAACTGGTACAGGCGCAGCGCATGAGCGTCGAGGAAGTAGCCCGCGTCTTCGGCGTGCCGCTGCCGGTCATCGGTGACCTGACCCATGGCACGATGAATAATACGGAGACGCTGATTAACTTCTGGCTGTCTACCGGCCTTGGTTCTCTCATGGAAAACGTGGAGCGCAGCTTTGATGCGGCGTTTGACCTGTCCGCCACGGAGTACGTGGAACTGGATGTCAATGCTCTGTTGCGCATGGATTTCAAAACCCGCGTGGAAGGGCTGGCGAAAGCAGTGCAGGGCGGCATCCTCAAGCCGAACGAAGCACGCGCATCTGAAAGCCTGCCCCCGGTGGACGGCGGCGACACCATCTACATGCAGCAGCAGATGGTCGCGATCGATCAGCTTGAAGATCTGCATAAGCCCCCCGCCCCGGCCCCCGCTTCGGCTGCCCCCACGGAGCCAGCGAACGACGATGAAGAGGAAGCCGACGCGGATGTTGCGCGGGCGCTGGTTACGAACATGATAGCGAGAAAGAAGGCCATGTATGAACATTGAGAAAGCAATCGCCGCCGCGCTTGAACCAGTGACTGATCTGGTGGTGTCTCTCGAGCGCAAGGTGGACACCATCCAACTGACGCCCGGCCCCCAAGGCGAACGCGGGCAGGACGGCGTTGCTGCCGCTGCCCCTAGCGCAGAGGAAATCGCGGTGGTGCTGGTGGAGGAGCATGCCGAGGTTTTGCGCGGCTTGCCGGGGGTAGCGCCCCCCGCCGAGGAAATTGCCCGGCAGCTTGCCGCTGACAGTGCCTTTGTGGATCGCGTACAGGGTCGCCAAGGGCCGGAGGGCGTCGCGGGCAGGGATGGGGCTGACGGCAGCCCCGGCAAGGACGGCAGGGACGGCCTCGACGGTGCTGGCGTTGAGGCCAAGCAGTACGCGCCCGGCAGTGTGTACCGGGAAGGCACGCTGGTCACGGCGCATCTGGGCCAGTATTACCGGGCCAAGCAAGACACGGCAGCCGCCCCCGGTAGCGACGACTGGGAACGGGTGGGCACTGCCGGGTTTCGCTATTGCGGGGCGTACAACAAGGACGCGCACTACGCCGACGGCGATATCTACCTGAAGGACTACGGGGCGTTCCTCGTGGTAAACGGGGAAGCCGCCATGCTGTGCGGGCGCGGTGCGAAAGGCGAGCGGGGCGCGGTCGGTCCTGACGGTGCGCCGGGAAGAGACGGGCGTGACGGCAGTCGCATCATCGCTGCTGAAGTGCGGGGCTTTGCCGCGACACTGGTGTTTGACAATGGCGCTGGAGAACTGGAGAGCATAGAACTGGATTTCGCGGAGGCGTTCAAGTCGCATGTCGCGGAAGCACTGGCTTCGCTGACCGAGCGCATCGCCGCCCTTGAAGAACTGGCACTGGAGAACGCATAATGGGATGCCTAAACCTGCTGAGCCTTGACGGCGTAAAATCTGTTCTCGGCATCACCGATACCACGCACGACGCGGCGCTGACGAAAGCCATGTGCATCGTCACCGAACTGTTTGAAAACTACTGCGGGCGCGGGCTGGCTCTTGTCACGGCGTTGTCCGAAACGTATCCCATGGAAAAGCGCATTCCCGCCCGGCGTTTCCCCATCGGCAGCATCACGTCTTTCACGGTGGACGATGTGCCCGAGGAAGTGCCTAAGTTCGACGCGGTGCATGGCTTCTTCTATGGGCGCTGGGCTCCGGATTCGGAAGTTGTGGTGGTGTATGACGGCGGCTACCCGCAGGGCGATGTCCCGCCGGATCTGGCTGAAGCCTATGCGAGATGCTGCGCGGACTACGGTGGCGTGCCCTACACGTCCGCCGGGAACGCAGGCGGTGCGCCGTTGAAAAGTCTCAGCCTCGGCTCCGGTGCGCTGGCAGTGCAGTTTGATACGGGCGGTTCGCAGGATAGCAGTTACGACACGGCGGATGCCCCGGCTATCCTTCAGCCGTATGTGTTCGTGCTTCGCCGCTATCGCCCGGAGGATTATGTATGAGCCTTCCTGCCGTTGATTTCGTTGAGATTGCCGGTATCGCCTCGGAGGCGATTCAGTTGTACGGCACGCCTGTTGAGTTTGTTGAGCAGGGGCAGACAACCGGGCGCACGGTGAAGAGCGTTATCTACAAGGACCAGAAACGCGAGATGCTGGTGCAGGATGCAAACTCTACCCCGGCCTTCGCGTTGCTTGACCCGACTGATTTCGCTTTCCCGAACAGGCCGCCCCAGATGTTTGACACCATCCAGGCGTCTATCGGCACGTTCGCTGGTAGCTGGGCCATCGTGGCAGACCCGCATCCTATTTTCGCAGCCGACCAGTTGCCTATCTACATAGTAGAACTGAGGAGAAACTGATGAGCAGTACGACAGCACGCACAGCATTGAAAGCGGCTCTCGCTGCCGGGTTCCCCGCGTTGCCGCAATACGACACCCTCGGCGTGCGGATAAACAATGAATCCCTCGAAGATCTGTGGGCGACCACGGACTTCATCCCGCTCGCGGACGCGGCGATTTCGCTGGGTGCGCAAGCATGCTACCGGGAGTCCGGCACGTTCCGCGTGTATGTGGTGGCGCGGGCCGGGGCGGGGGATGCAGCAGCGATAGCACAAGCTGACGAAATCGCGGCATACTTTAGGCGCTGGCGCGATACGGCAACACAGACCCGCGTGCTGTCCAACGTACCGCCTGCACCTTCGGAGCAATCCGATGGGCGTTGGCTGGTGGTGGCGGTTGACATGCTGTTCAGTCGCGATTATTTTGTTTAACTGAGGAGAATTGAAATGACACTTGCAGCAGATCTGGTTCGCGTTGCTTTCGTGGAGCAAACCGGCAACCCGCCCGCCACGCCCAGCAATCCTATCTTCACCGTGGCACGTATC